GAAGATAAAGCAATACAAAATGCAAAGGATAAATCACGAGCAAGAAAACGATAAAAGCGGTACACTAAAATAAAGTTTTGGTTTTAGGTCGAATCCAATGGCAGGAGAATATGGCATAAATTTAAATTTAAGAATTAAAAATCAATCAGGTCTTGATAGATTAAATTCTAAAGTAAAAGAATTAACTAAGAGCGTAGATAATATACGTCAAATAGACATAATGAATCCTCGCAATACAGGAGGAGCTTTTGGTAAGAAAGCTCGTGACCAGTTAAGAAAATATAGACAAGACATGGATAATCTTGTTAAAAGTGTTAATAAATCTAAAGGTGTTTTTGGTAAAACAACTAATCAACAAATAGCAGCAGCAGACGCTTTAGAAGAGTTTGCAAATAGTCTAGAGATTGGTACAAAAGCACATAAAGAAGCGTTAGCAGCTTCCAATAGACAAGCAAAAGCAATAGGTAGAGAAACTAAACAAATTTTAGAAAATACAAAAGCACAAAATGAAAATAATAAATCACAAGCTCAAGGAAATAAACTTAACGACAGAAGCACGGGTTCAGCACTTAAGAGTGGACTTGTTTCTGGTGCGTTTCCATTGTTATTTGGACAAGGGGTATTAGGAGGTCTTACTGGTTTTGCTGGTGGTTTTGTAGGAACCAAAATGGGAGGTCAGATGGGTGGTTTTGCAGGAGGTCTTGTTGCTACTGCTCTTCTTCAACAATTAACAACACTTAAAAGTGCTTTAGATGAATTAGGTGGTTCTTTTAATGAAATAAATCCAAATATAGATAAATTAACAGAATCTTTAGGATTAGCTGGAACAGCAGAAGGAGAAAGATTGAAGATGATAGAAAGAACTCAAGGTGCTCATGTTGCTTTAGCTTTGGCAACAGAAAAAATGAATATGATGATTGGAGAAGAAGGAGTTAAAAATTTAAGAGAGTTTTCAGAGATGAGTAAAGCTGCGGGAAATAATTTTAAAATTGGAATGTTAAAACTACAAGCTTTTACAGCTTCAGTTGCTAATTTTCTTAGTAAAACATTAGGTTTTAAACAACGAATAGAAAAAAGAACTATTGACGAAGGTATAGATATAGGAGTAGGTGTAGGAAACAAAGAAGCGTTAGCTATAAAAGCTGAGCAAGCAAGAATAGATGCCTTACCAAGAAAACAAATAACTTTAAAAGGTAGAAGTGGTATAGAATCAACAGTTTTTATTAGAAATGAAGAAGCTAGGCTTGCTCAAGAAGAATTAGACAAGAGAAAAAAAGCTTTTAAAACAACGGCAGATCAAATTGAGTTAGACAAAAAAAGGCAGATGCGTCTTGATGAAGGATTAAAAAGTATTACAGATCAAAATAAGTTTTTACAAAATCAAATTAATTTAGGAAAACAAGGTGCAGAAATTGAAAAATTAAAAGCTGAAATGGCAAATGAAATGACAGTTGCAGTAGAAGATTTAAAACCTTTGCAAGTAGAGCAAATTGAGGATGCTGTAAAACTCAAAAATCAATTACAACAACAACTCGAAATTACTGAAGCTATTGGACAAACATTTAAAGATAATTTTACAGATGCAATTATGGGTGCCACAAGTTTTAGAGATGCGATGGTTAATATTTTAAATACTATTAAACGCAAACTTATTGAAACACAAATAGATAGATTATTTGATTCAGCAAGGTCAAGAGGTAGAGGAGGAGGAGGTATCGGTGGACTCTTGGGTGGGTTATTTGGTGGTAGAAAAAGCAGTGGTGGTGGTTCTAACTTTGGATCATTTAATCTTGGCATAAATAAACCATCTAATTTTCTTGTCTCTGGTTTAGGAGGTTTATTTGCAAATGGTGGTCGTCCTCCAGTTGGCAAGGCTTCTCTTGTAGGTGAAAGAGGAGCAGAACTTTTTGTTCCTCGTTCTTCAGGTACAATTATTCCTAATAATCAACTTGGAGGTAGTACAACTAATATTGTGAATGTATCTGTTGATGCGTCTGGTTCATCTGTGTCAGGTAATAACCAAGATGCACAGGCTTTAGGAGCAGTCATAGGTGCTGCTGTTCAAGCTCAACTTGTAAAAGAAAAAAGACCTGGAGGCTTACTTACTAGATAAATGGCAACTTTTCCAAGTATTTCACCCACTTATGGGATTAGAAAAACAAGCAAACCTAAAATTAGAACAACTAATTTGGGTGATGGTTATGAGTTTCGGGCACTTTTTGGTTTACCTCTAACACAAGACCCTAAAATATTTGACCTTACTTTTGAAGTTTCTGAAGAGCAATCAGATATTATTGAAGGATTTTTAAGAAGTCGTGTAAACGATCAGGCAAGCTTTGATTTTACTCCACCAGGCGAAGGGTTTACAAAAACAGGAACTTATTCTCAGTCAGGAACAACAGTTACAGTAACAATTTCTAATCATGGGCTTGCGATTGGTGATGTAGTAACAATTGACTACACATCTGGATCTGCTGTTGATGGTTCTTTTGTTATTGTAACAACGGCTGATGATAATACTTTCACTGTGACGGCTGCTGCCAGCGCAACAAATTCAGGCAATGTATCTGTTACTTTATCTGGTACAGGCAAGTTTGTTTGCCAATCATGGACGAAAACAATTCCATTCAATAACAGGGCAACATTAAATTGCACTTTTAGAGAGGTATTTGAACCCTAATGGCTTTACCTACAGAAGAACTTCAAAAATTATCTAATAAGTCAATTATTGAACTTTATACATTGACTTTAGTTTCTGCTTTGCATGGTTCAACAGATGTCACAAGGTTTCATTCTGGGGTCGGAATGAATAGTAATTCTTCAATTATTTGGCAAGGTAACACTTATACAAAATTCCCAATATCAGCAGAAGGGTTTGAATATTCTGGCCGTGGATCACTTCCAAGACCGACCATAACAGTTTCTAATATACTTGGAACTATTACAGCATTAATGGCAACAGTAAACGCTACAACGCCATTTAATGACTTACAGGGAGCAAAATTTGTACGCATTAGAACTTTAAGTCAGTTTTTAGACGCAGCAAACTTTCCATCAAATCAAAATCCTTTTGGTACACCTGATACAACAGCAGAACTTCCACAAGAAATTTATTTTATTGATCGTAAAATTGTTGAAAATAGAGATATTGTGCAATTTGAGCTTGTTTCTGCTTTAGATTTAATGAATATAAGAGCACCAAAAAGACAAGTCACACGAAAAGATTTTCCTGGTGTCGGTACTTTTGTTAATCAATGACTTGGAAAGATAAAGCTATTAAACATATTGAAGAATGTATGCCGAAAGAATCTTGTGGTCTTTTGGCAATTATAAAAGGAAAAGAAACTTATTGGCCTTGTAAAAATATTGCAGAAAGTGGATTTGAATATTTTGTTATCGATCCTGATGATTGGGCAGAATGTGAAGACACAGGTGAAATTATTGGTATTGTTCATAGTCATCCTGTCGGTTCTTGTTATCCTTCAGATAATGACAAAGCAAGCTGCGAACATCTTGGCCTACCCTGGTATATTTACAGCGTAGAAAATAAACAATGGTATAATTTTGAACCTAGTGGATATAAGTCTGGACTTTTTGGTAGAACATGGATTTGGGGTAAATATGATTGTTGGAGTTTAATTACTGATTATTTTTTAGAAAAAAAACAAATAAATTTAAAATTTTGGAAAAGACCAAAAAATTTGAAAACTTTTTGCAAAAATCCTTATTTTGAAGAAGTTTTAACTGGTTCTGGTTTTAAAGAAGTTTCCAAAGATAATATAAATGATGATGATGTTTTATTAATGCAAGGAGCAAATGAAAAATTAAATCATGTAGCTCTTTATATTGGCGATCAAACAATTTTGCATCACAATATTAGACAGTTAAGTTGTAGAGAATTATATGATTTAAAATATATAAAAGTAACAAAAAAGGTTTATAGATATGCAGCTTAAAAAAATACGAATTTATGGAAGATTAAGGAAATTTTTAGGACAGTCTTATTTTGAAGCGGCTGTTTCTAGCCCTGCTGAAGCTCTTAGATTTTTATTGGCAAACTTTCCTGAAGTTGAAAGACATATGGCCGATCAATTTTACAAAATAAAAATGAATAATTTAGAAGTTGATCTTGATTTTATCGGCATGAAAGGACAGGGTGATATTCAAATAATTCCTTTGGCTTCTGGTTCTGGATTTCTTGCGCCAGTTATAGGAGGTATTTTTAGTACAGGGGCAGCGGTGGCAAGTGCAGCCGTAGGAGCAGTAACTTCAGTTGGTGGTGCAGCTATAGCAGCAGCAAAAGCTATAGGTGCAGTTCCAGTCATCGGAACCATTGCTACCTCTGTGGCAACTGATCTTGTTATTGATGGTGTTACTTCATTAATAGCACCAACGCCTTCTGTTCCTACTCGAAACGTTGAAGAAACGTTTTCACAGAATGACCCTGAGGCTGTCGCATCGTTTGGATTTTCTGGAATTTCAAATGTAAGTATTGCTGGCGTTGCCGTTCCTATTATTTATGGCGAAGTTTTTACAGGATCTGTTGTCATAAGTTCAGGAATTGATACTGTTCAAGTAGAAGGAGAAAACTAATGTCTATAAGAGGTCGACATTCTGCTTTTCATAGAAATAGAATTGAAGAAATGGGTATAACGCAGCCAAATTTACCTAAAGATGTTCTTGCGTCTAAACAGTTTCAAACACTTGTTGAACTTTTAGGAGAAGGCGAAATTGAAGGGTTTCCTTCCGCAACAGGTTCACAAGGTTCAGCGGAATATGATCAATCAGCATTAAAGGATGTTTTTCTTAACGGAACTCAAGTCTTACAACAAGCTGCAAGTACAAGTCCAAGTGATGAAGATTTTAATTTTCAAAATATAACTTTTGAACCTAGATTTGGAACTTCAAATCAAACAGCAATTCAAGGTATTTCTGAAATTGAAACAGAAAATGCAGTTGGCGTTGTAGTTACAAAAGATACACCTGTTTCAAGATCAATTACAAATACTTCAATAAACGCAGTCAGAGTAACAATAGCTTTTCCACAATTGCAAAAATTTGAAGATAATGGCGATATAAATGGTTCAGAAGTAGCTCTTACAATTCAAACAATAGAAAACGATGGAACAACAACAACAGTCATTTCAGACACAGTAAAAGGCAGAACTGCAAGCACATATTTTCGTGATTACAAAATAAATTTAAAATCTTCTACTTCTTTTCCTGTCACTATAAGAGTAAATCGAACAACGGCAGACAGTACAGAATCAACACATGTCAACGCTTTTCAATGGTCATCTTTCACAGAAATAATTAATGAATCAAGAGCGTACGCAAACTCGGCTCATGTTGCCTTACGTTTTGATGCTGAAACCTTTCCAGCACAGCCTCGTAGAATGTATCGGATACGCGGTACAAAGATTAAAATTCCTCATAATGCAACTGTAAGAACAGATGGATCTTTAAGCTATAGCGGTACATTTAATGGATCTTTTAAAGCTGACAAAGCTTGGACAAATGATCCTGCATGGATTTTATATGATTTATTGACGACATCTAAAGGTTTTGGAGATCATATTGCAGAAAGTCAACTTGATGTTTTTAGTTTCTTTGCAGCTAGTCAATATGCATCAGCACAAGTTGATGATGGTCAGGGTGGAACAGAACCAAGATTTGCATGTAATGTCGTAATAAATACCAGAAAAGAAGCATACAACTTAATAAATGAACTTTGTTCTGTTATGCGTGTGATGCCTTTTTATTCAGCGGGTGCTATCTCAATCTCGTGCGATAAACCAACAGATGCTTCTTATTTATTTAATTTATCAAACGTAATGCCTGAAGGTTTTACTTACAGCAACACAAGTAAATCAACAAAACATACTGTTGTTAATGTTGCTTATTTTGACAATGAAACTCAAACAATTGATTATGAAACTGTAGAAGATACAGCTTTACAAGCAAAATATGGGCAAGTTGTAAAAAATTTAAAAGGATTTGCAACGACATCAAGGGGTCAGGCTTCAAGGCTTGGCAAATGGTTTTTATATACACAATCTAATGAAGCTCAGACTGTAACGTTTACAACAACATTAGAAGCGGGAACACTTGTAAGACCTGGTGCTGTCATAAATATACAAGATCCTATGCGGGCAGGGGTAAGAAGAGGAGGAAGAATAAAGACAGGAGTTTCTACAACACAGATTATTGTTGACGATGAAAATAATACAGATTTAGCAACAACTGATTCTGCAACTTTATCTGTAATCTTATCTGACGGCTCTTTAGAAACCAAATCAATAAGTGATATTACAGGTACGACAATAACTGTTGATTCAGCTTTCTCATCTGTTCCGCAAGCTAACAGCGTTTGGGTTATAGAAAATACATCATTACAACTTCAAATTTTTAGAGTTATATCTGTTACAGAAGTAAGTCAATTAAATTATCAAATTGTCGGTGTTTCTCATGATCCAAATAAATATAATTTTGTAGAAGATGGAACTTCTTTAACAGCGCGAACAATAACAACCTTAACTGCAATTAAGGATTCACCAAGTAACCTACAGGGAACAGAACAAATTGTTGTTCTTAACAATAGGGCTGTCAGTAAATTATTTATTCAATGGCAACCTGTAAGTGGTGTTACTGAATATTTAATTCAATATAGATTTAAAAATGAAAATTTTATATCAGAAAATATATCAAGACCTGATTTTACAATTTTTGAAACTTTAAATGGCACTTATGAGGTCAGAGTTTTTAGTTACAACGCATTAGGAAAGCCTAGTATAAACCCAGCAACAACAACATTTACAACTGTTGGTAAAACTGCTATACCAGCAGATGTTACAGGTTTATTAGTAGAACCTGTATCAGATCAGCTATTGCGTTTGCGTTTTAATCAATCAACAGATGTTGATGTATTACATGGAGGAAATGTAGTTGTAAGACATAGTAACTTAACAAATGGCACTGGTACTTTTACTAATTCTGTTGACATTATTCCTAGATTGCCTGGATCGGTAAGCGAAACACTTGTTCCAGCAATTGATGGTGAGTATATTTTAAAATTTAGAGATGATGGTGGTAGATTAAGTTCTGGAGAGGCATCTGTTGTAGTAACAAATCCTGATCCTTTACCTAAATTAGTTACTTTTACAGATAGAGAAGATACAGATTCACCTCCTTTTGGTGGAACAAAAGTAGATTGTTTTTTCAGTGAAGATGTTAATGGTCTTGTTCTTGGATCATTAGAAACATTAGATGATGTAACAGATTTTGATGCCATTGCTGATTTTGATTTCTTAGGGGCTGTTGATATTACTGGTGGTAGTTATGATTTTGCAAATATTTTAGATTTAGGTTCTGTTCACCCCTTAAGACTTACACGACATTTTGTAACACAAGGTTTTTATCCTAATGATTTA